AGCAAAGATTTCAACAAGGGTCTGGGCTATTGCTGACTCTCTAAAGTTTGCGAACCTTTCGTCTGAATTTAGTTTGTCATTGACTTGCTGAATAATTTCATTATATGTTAACCCCGAAAACTTAAGAAAGTTCTTAGACATTTTGTTTATCCCTCTATAAATTTTATATTTTGTTCGAAAGTATTATTCCTAAAACCAAAACATTTATGAAATTCTAAATGACACTCTTTACACAAAGTAATTCCATTACTTTCATTAATTCTCTCATTTTTGTTATATCTATAAGAACTCATATGATGTGCAACCATAACACCATCATTTTTATAACCAACGTAATTACATTTTTGACAAGTATATTTATCTCTATACTTAACATTGTTTCTCCAAACAGAATATCCCTCTTCTTTTCTTTTAAGTATTCTTTCATCTCTCGAAAGATTTGGATTATAGTTTGGATTATTTCTACCAATTATTTTTTTAGCTCTACAAGGTTTACAATTAGAAGAACCAAACGAAATTCGTTTACCACACTCTAAACAAACTGGTTTAGAAGTTCCACCATTCCAACTTCTTGAAAGTTCTCCTTTACTAGAACAAGATTTACATAATTTTCTACAATTATTAAAACTTCTTTTTTCAATCTTACCACATTCTTCACATTGCCAATCAACCAAAACATTTGAAGACTTTTGTAAATCTTTTATTTTAACTTTTATTTTTGATTTTCTAGGAACTGTTATAATATTATATTTATTCTTTTTTCTGGGAATATCATAACCTTTAATTTCATAATAATTAATATTATGTGAATAAAGTATTACTTCAACTTCTTTATCTAAAATCATAAAAATTCCCTTATTCGTTGCTCACTAGTTTCTTTTTAAACACACTTTTAATTTTTGTTCTTTTTATAATATATGGAATAACTAGAATAACCGAATGAGCATCAACGTTAGCTATTACTCTCATTTGACTTTCAACTATAGAAATTCTATCTTCCCAAATTCTAATAACATTTGCAATTTCATCCAATATTGATTCAGCTTCTTCTGGTGAAAACAAATTGAATATTTTATACTGAAGGCCGTATCCGAAAGATGGATTGAACAATCTCTCACCCGGCATTGTTCCTAATATCATTTCAATGGATTGATTAATGACATCACCATCCCAAATTTCTCCTACACCAATAGGATTTTTGTCAATGTCATATGCCCATCTTTCAGATATATTTTTTATTGTCTTAGCCATTGGTTATCCTCAGTTATATTTATATTTTAATTAAAATTTAATGTTCCGATTCCTGTTCCAATATAAGCTATTCCAGTTGGAACATTTGTCGTATTTGGTGTTCCAGCATCAACAGTAGCTATAATATTTCCATCTATTCCTTTATAAATGTATTTTCCTATAACATCCCAAACTTCTTTATAACCTTTTCCCGTAGGCTTTCCTTCATTATCAACAAATTCTATTGCTGAAGTTTCATTAACACATTCTTCAGCTAAAGTCGATGGAATAAAATTAGGAAAAATTATTGTCCCGACTCCTGTAACAGTCGAAAGATAAGATATTGGATTAACAGTTATATCCGTAACTGGTCCAGTAACATTTGAAACTTTAGGTAACCACGAAAAAATATCATTAAAAATAGTTGTCATATTTAATGAAGCATCTGTAATAGTAGAATTTAAAGTATTATTAAACGATGTTGATAAAATACTATATGGAAAAACAGTAATATTTCCTTCTACTGCGTAATTAAGAACTGGTAAAGTTGCTCCCGGTGGAGGAGGAGTTAATGTTATTGCTCCATTAGTTTTAACATCAAATTCATACTCATTAGAAATGTAATTATATAATCCTTCTGCAATAGCTTCTTGCCATTTAGTTTTAAAATTTGACATAAGCGATTGAGATGGTGCATTAGTTCCCATTTGATTTATAAAATCATCAGTAACAACTTTAATCTTCTCAACTATTTTTTCTGAAATAAGTTCACCTTTAGTTGCCATTTATAAAATCCTTATGGAGTTCCACCCGTTGCTTTATTTGTTTGATGGGGAGCACCAGTTATAACACAAGTTGGAAGCAAACAAAAAGGCCCGAGACCTCCGTTTGGTACAGGTGTTCCATGAACCAACAATGATGTTGTTCCTTTAATATCAATTGTGTTTGCTGCTTCTATATTAATATTTGCATCCGATTTTATTGTAATATCTCCTGTATTATTTAATTCTGAAGCCCCCTGAACTGTCTCTTTCTTATCTGCAACAATTGTAATTTCTACGGTTCCATCTTTCTTAATAAGAATTTGTGTTCCAGAATTATGATTGAAAGTTGTTTCCTTGGTCTTTCTATTTATTGTAAAATAGTCCCCTTCATCTGTCTCATACATCACCATATTGTCTGGATAGTCTATATCTTTCTGAGATGGTTGACTACTCTGTACCACTGCCTTTGTAGAGTAGTGTGGAAGATAGATATCTCCGTGGTCAAAATATATCTTTACCAACGCACCAACAGGAGGCACAACAAAAGAACCTAACTTACTACCAATGAAGTTGAAGTCAGGCAATGCCCAAGGCAAATCATTATCTGGTATATCATTTCCAAAAACACCATAGACTCTTATCTTACACTTACCTTCTTTGTCTGGATCGTTGTTCTTAACGACCTTGCCAGTGAACCAACCATCCTTCTTACAACTATCAGTATCATCAAAAAAATCTCTGGTGATTTCATCTAATGGTTGGCCAATTTTTCTTCTTACATTATATTCTTCTTTGCCCATTATTCAACCTCATATCTTTTAACATTAGGACTTTTATTCATTCCATTCCTTCCAAGAGCAACCTTCTTCTTATATATGCTTCCATTAGAAACTTCATGTTGAATACCACACACCAAATAGAAACCAGACATTACAGGGTTTGACTGTTCTGCTTCTATCATTGATGGAATATCAACATCAAGGGTATCCATAAGATTTACTTGACTCAAAGAGTTCACGTTTAACACCAACGAATTGGCAAAAAAGTTATCTAGCAAAAAACCATTTCTTGAAAGAGACTCAAAGTATTTTTCTCCATATAAATTTAAGTCAACATAATCCTTAATGTTGTCATTGTAATTCACGATAGTCCCAATTTTATTTTTATTTCTAAATGATAAATCTGTAAATTTATTAATATTAGAAAACTCTTTGGAAACCGTACTACCATTCAAATCATAATAACTATATCCAAATCCATATCCAACCCTTTTATTGAAGTAACCAGAATAATTTACAATGTTGTATGAATTAAACCATATTGTATCATCTGGATCACTATCATCTTTAACAAAGCTTTCAAAATTCTCAACATTAAACTTTGATGTTTTAACATCTATTTTATCAATTTCAGCTAATAAAGAAGTAAAAACAAATTCATTCTTATGTGTCGCATAAAAAAACATAGTATCATTTGGACTATATGCTCTCTTAAGTACATGATGAATAAAATCATGATTAGATATATTACCTTGAAGCCATACCATATTATCAGATGGAATAACATTATGTGGATTGGAAAAAGGTAAACCACAATCATTTGCTATCTGTTGTAATACAGCGGAAGAGTTCTTCTTAGAGAAACTCCTAGATTGACTATTAAACATATTATCAACTTTAAGATGTCCAGTGATAGAGACAAGACTCTTTCTATTATCTCCAAGAATATCTACAGTATAATCATCCATCAAGAAAGTCATTTCAAGTGGATTTGGATCATCTTCACTTTTAGCTAAAAGGACTTCAATCTCACTGCCATCCTCTAATGGAACGGCTTCAGTAAGATATCCTTCATCAGCCAACATAAGTTCTATCGTTGGCAAAACATTAAATATCCATTCCTTGATAACAAAGTATTGGATATTATTTGGATTGTATCTTTCACCTTTGATACTTAATTCTAAGTAAAATTGCTGACCAGGTAATTGTCCAAACTCAGACATTATAAATTAATTCCTTTTTCTAAAAAAATTTCAATATTATTTCTTTCCCAATATGGAATTCTAATTAACTTAATATTTTTTCGTCTACAAAACATATTTTTAATTTCGTCATTCATCACGATTTTATTAAAATTATCGTTTCCAAAAGAAGGTTTAAAATGCTGTTCTCCATCATATTCAATACAAGTATTATATTCTGGAAGATAAAAGTCAAACGGAAGGGGATACTTGTTACGACATTCTTTAAATCTCTTTTGATTTATAAAAATCACTTTATTTTTAATTAAAAAATCTTCTACCTTAGTTTCCCCTATACTTCTTTTACATTTTGGGCAACCCTGTCCCAATAGATGTTTAGTTGGTGATTGCCAAAATTCTCCGTGCTTTGGACAGACTATACAAACTTTTGAATTACATTTTTTATAATCAACTAAGTTATAAATATATTTATCTTTATGAATTTCTTTAGATTTAATAATAAAATCTTCGTTTTTCATAAAACTATTTTCAATAGCACATTTGGGACAACCTTGTCCGTTTAAATGATTAGCAACACTTTGTTTAAATTCTCCGTGCTTTGGACAGATTATTATAATCTTCTCTCTTAAATTATTAAATTCTCCAACCAAATCATAATTATATTCACGAAGACGACACCTTTCAATAAATTCATCTCTTGTTAAAGATTTTAATTTATTTGATAAAATTTTGCCACAATCCGGACATCCCTGACCACTCAAATGAGCACCAACACTTTGTTTAAATTCTCCGTGTTTTGGACAGATTATTGAAACCTTTTCTTTACAGTTTTTTATTTGTTTATATACATATACATACTTATCTTTATTGGCTTCTTTAGCCCTTTTTTCAAAATCCTCAAAACTTAAAGAATTTTTTTCATATCTTTCTTCATAGGAACATTTCTTACAAATACTACCATTCAAATGATGTGAAGCTTTTTGTTTAAATTCTCCGTGTTTTGGACAGATTATTGAAACCTTTTCATTCAAATTTTTCAAATCAATGATTAAACTATAATCATAATTTCTTTTTAAATGTATCTTCTTAGCTCTTTGTATAAAATCAATAACTTTACTTTTCATAAATACTCCTTTCATTCCACCAATCATCTATTCAAAAGTATTTATATATTTTACCTTTCATTTTATAATATTTTTCTTCTTTTTCTAACAGAAGAATAGAAGTCTTCTATATCGCGAATATCCGGTACACTTATAATATCTCCAACTTCTAAATCATTCCAAGCATCGTCAATATTATTTGATTTGAAAATCAACCACCAATAACTCATCTTCCCATATAACTTCAATGAAAGTAAATCTGGTCTTTGTATATATGATCTGGAAACTGTGAAGAAGGTTTGAGGTCTTTTTATCTCAAACAATTCCCAATTATTCTTGACTAAATCTTGTTCTAGGACTCCATCAACTTCTTCTTCAGTCATAAAGTTTGTTCTTCTGTATTTGTTATTTGATGCCATTGTTTATAATCCTGTTGAGTTTCTCTCACCACCACCGGCGTATAAAAATCTTTGATTTTTATTTGGTAATTGTAAACCAATATCATTAAGGCTAGTTAAAATTCTTCTACTCTTTAAAGTAATATCAATATTGACATATAAAGGGCCCCATCTTGTCATCTCTTTTGAAAACTCAAAATTAACACTAGTAATTACCATTTTACGATTTACAAAAAATTGACCAATTTCAACTGAAACATCTGAAGGTGATGATCTTAAAGTATAAGCATCAGAAACATCTCCAATATTTTCTATAGTAGATTTGGTTAAATCTCCTAATACTTCAACGGCATCAGCGGCTATACCACCAGTAGCTTCATCAATTGTAGCGCCAACTTTTTTAGCCAATTCGACACCTTCTTTTCCAAACGACTTCAGTTGATCTGTAAGTTTTGTTATTTGGTCTACGTTTTCTTTTCCTATAGCCTCTTTTAATGATTCTGCAATTTTTTCTATTCCTTTTTCAGCAATATTTTTACCATTTAAAATAAATGATGGTAAACAATATCTTGCCAAAAGTAAAGAACTCAAAATTGGTTGTCCATTACCATCCCAATCTACAATCATCATTGGAATTTTTATTTCAAGGTGTCCACTTTTTTGATATATTAGTTGCGAGGCAAGACCCGATCCTATTTCAGCCGCACCAGCTAAATTAGAACCAGCATTTATTTTTTCAAAAATACCTTTAACCCCAGTTGAAGCGCCAGGTAAAAGAGTGCTACCAATATCCCCTAAAGATGTCCAATTAGCTTCAACACCAAAACCAAATGTTCCTTTTTCAAAATCAAAAACTCCTTTAATAGAAGGGTCTTGACCGCCTCCGGCGCCGCCTATTCCTAGTCTACTACTGTTTGGTGTAATTCTAACAACAGCGTATCCAGGATGTCCATCCTTTCCAACAGCGGCCGCCCACGTTCCCTGATTGAAAACCGATTTATCTAATGCTCCTGATATAAAGCTCATATTATCCTCTCATTGATACATTTGGAGAAGGTGCGCCTGACGATTTTCCCCTTGGCATTGCGCGACTGAAAGATGAACCCATAGCCGCGGCCAATGCTTGAATGGTCGCTTCTGACAAATCAATTTTACTATTAGTCTTCGGACCGACTTTACCACCAATCGAACCAGAAGGTAAATTCATATTTGACATTTGTTTTAACTGGTAAGCATCACCGACTTGAGTCTTAGCAGATGGAGTATCCATAGGTTGTGCGAGACCTGCTCTAACCATTGATGAACTCTGACCAATAGGTTCAATATGCCAAGGTTCTGGTTTTTTCCAACCTTGTTGAACTCCTGGCTGCTCAAATCCCCACTTCTTCATTATACCAGAATTCCACATATCATTTGCTTCGCGAGAATTTATATCAATAGCACGTCCAAAGTTATGCATTGACTTTCCTGGAGCAGCTGCGTAACCTGGTCTACTCTTCTGTAGAGCTGTTTGTGCGGCTATAGAACGATTTGCTGAGTTAACTTGAACTCTTCTCTTAGCATTACTTGGAAGACTAAGCCATTCTGAAACCATTCCAATAAAGTTGTGTTGTAATGACGGATCTAATCCAGCAAAGTCAACATTACTATCTGCCAATTGAAGTCCTGAAATTGGTCCTGCTACACCAGATTCACCAGTTTTCCAACCAAGAGAGGCAGTTGTTTTTTCAGCTAAATTTTTAAGATTGTCAAACATTCCTATAGATTTTGGTTTAGTTGGTGCTTTGCCATCCTTTAATTCAATAGCATCTCCTTTTTTACCAA